TCAACCATAGTGCAGATCCTTGTCAGACTCGATCATCATTTGAGGTAGCGACAGGATAAATATGGTCTGTCCTGGCTGTGAGCGGAAAGTCAGCATTCCATGATGCTCGTGCGCGACCTGCTGAGCCAGGGGCAAGCCAAGACCGCTCCCCTCTGCACGACTGCTGACCAATGGTAGAAATACGTGTTCGGCCAATGCTTCGGGAACACCATCGCCATCATCAATGACCTCCAAACGTAGCGATATCACGTTGATACGATCACGGATGCGCTGCCCATGATCAACGCGAGTACGCAGGATGATACGGTTGGCACCGGCTTGGATCGCATTGCGTACTAAGTTCCATACTGCCTGGGTCAACCTATCAGCATCTCCAAGGATGTTCGGAATACCGAGGTCATAGTCGCGCTGTAGGATCACTGAGCAACCGGCTTCAGTTTCAGCTAAAGGCAGGACGCGCTCAAGCACAGTATGAATATTAATCTGCGCATGCGGACGCGCCGGTGCCGAAAACAATAGGCGCTCCAACAGGGTGTTCAGCCGTTCGATCTCGGCACCAATCAGTTCAACCAAATCGCATTCCTCCTGGTCGCGGTGTTTGACACGGCGTGCTAACAGTTGTGCAGCACCTTTGAGGCCAGAGAGCGGATTGCGCAACTCATGCGCAAGCCCTTTGAACGCAGCGCTAAGCGCATTAGGTAATGCTTGAAGCGTGTCCAATGCGGAACACTCTTTGATTGGATGCGCTTCGAGTAACCAAGCGCCTGCTTCCAACCTAGTTAACCAACCCTCAGCGAAAGACGGCGTCCCACCGGGTATCCCGAGTGCAAAACGATGCAAATGCAGTACATTGTGTTCATCATTGTTCAGGAAGCTTGACAGGGCATTTCCCTGATGCTCAAGTGCTTCCAGAGTTTGCTGTTGTAGACGTTTTTCACTGACTCCAAGCCAATATGCGAAAGCTGCATTAACACCTTGGATACGTCCTTCAGCATCCCCCCATGCTACTGGGGTACATAAATTTTCTAATGATGGTGGTGGAACCGGCATCTTCATTGCACCAATGTAGTGCCCAATATGTCTGAACAGTATGCATGTTCTAGAAAAGCATCAATTTTAGTCATAAAGTAAAATAGAATCAATAACTTAATAATTTGGGCGCGCTCCGCAATATTAGCAATGCTCCGCAATTTACCGCGTCGGCGTCACCTTCGCCCCCCTGCGCTTGCGTACATAGTGCTCCGTCATCGTCACCGACGCATGCCCTAATTGTGCTTGTGCTTGGCGGATGTCCCCCGCCAAATCCGCCTTATCGGTCGCCGCTTTGGCGCGTAGATCGCGGAATTGGAATACCTCCTTGGCGACCCCTGCGGCAGCACGTGCCTTATCAAACCTGTAACGCAATCCTATACGACTTAGCTCCAAGCCTTCCGCATCCACAATCAAACGCGTGCTACGCAGCTTCATCCCCCGCTTGCGATCAAAAATACGCTTTATTAAAACTGCCAATTCGCCAGTGACCGTAATCGCCAACTTTGCGCCCGTTTTAGCTTGGCAAATCTCCAAAGCGCCATTAACAATATGGCGCTCATCCATAGACACAACATCACTCACACGCTGCCCCGTCAGATAGGCAAGGTCCATCGCATCCCTGAGCGTTTGGTCCGCTGCTTGGTACACAGAGCGGTACGTCGTATCGTCTACATATACATCGCGACCTGTCGCCTTATTACGCCGGATGCCCCCACAAGGGTTAGGAAGATCAGTAATTCCCTTACTCCGCGCCCAATTCCAAAGATGCGAAAACACGGACACCTCACGATTGGCGATCACCTTAGAGGTGCGCCAATCCAGATACTGACGGATATTCACTGGTTTAATAGCCTCAAACGGCGCGGGTGGGTCATCAAAAAACTTCAGGAGTGGAGCCAAACAACGATGCTCCACGCGCTGGGTGTTATACGCCTTTGTCGGGGTCACCTCAGCGCGGTAACGCTCGGCCACATGGCGGAACGTCACCGCAATGGCAGGAGTGATCTGCGCATGCTCCAGCTCAGCCCACCGCTTGATGGCTAACCCGTAGTCGCGTCCCAGTGGCGTCTCTTTGCGTGGCTTGCCGCCATGATCGTAGTAGTAATACACCACGCCGGACTTCTGAGGGCGCACGCGAAACCTCGGAATCGCACCTGCTTTGATTGGCTTACGTCCCATCAAGCGACCTTATTAGACTTCCAAACAGGCGCAACGATGGGAGTCGTCGGTATCTCTTCAATCGAAGCACGCAGCACGACCGGCCAGTCATACGCATCCAGATAATGCCGAATGCCGTTCTTCCTAAGAAAAGCGGCTTGGCGAGCGCGTTGCGGGGTACCGCATAACTCGGCCACCTCACTTCTGGAAAGACATAAACCAGCGGCTGGGGGCATGTCTCGTAGTTGTCTTGCTTGCACATTAACCATTGTCTGATTCCTGCTCGGCTAAAACGGGGGGGCGTCATCGTGGAAGTCGTCGCCTGCATACGCATAGGCTTTATCGTTGTTACGGACCTTTGCCGGTCGCCGCTGTGGCGTGATGCCGCTGGAGCCTTCGCCGCGACCGCCGAGCATGTGCATTTGGTCAGCAATAATCTCAGTGACATAACGGTCCTGCCCATCATTGCCGGTGAACTTGTCGTAGCGAATGGCACCCTCTATGTAGCACTGCGATCCCTTATGCAGATATTCGGCGGCAATCTCGCCCAGCTTTCCGAAAAACTTGACGCGGTGCCATTCGGTCCGCTCCTGGGTATTGCCCTCTCTGTCCTTGCGTTTGCTGCTGGTTGCTAGGCTAATGTTGGTGATCGTCATGCCGCTTTGGGTGTATTTGATATCCGGCTCGTTCCCCAGGTTGCCGACTAGGATCACCTTGTTAATTCCGCGTGCCATTGTGAGTGCTCCTAGAGGGCAATGGAGGGGGAGGGGGCAGGTAGATGCTGTTATTGCTGTTGTTGTTCATTGGATATGTCTCCTTGCATTGCCCATGACCTTTTGGGCGGCCTGTTCCATGTGTGGGCCGAGGGCTTTTTCTATTCTGAGAACACCTCCATCCATGCCATCCACTAAATGGGTGTAAAGCCTTCCGCCCATTTTCCTGGCTCCAAGACAAGACAATGCTTGCGGAATCTTGTTTTCAAAAGACATTTCGTACAGTCCTTTAAAGTGGCAGCACAGAAACCAGATGTTGTAGAGCACATCGTCATTCACGAGCGCTCCGGTAGCGGTATAGCTCCCCGTCTTGCGGATCGAGGGAAGGACTTCCAGCACATCCAGCACCCAGCGACGAAACGCGGCGGCGACTGAAGTACGGGCGAACATCGCCACCAGGTGGCAGCCACGGGGGCTGAAGATACGGATATCACGGGCCTGCTCACCCTGAGGGGTCAATTTGACCACGCAGGTCATTTGTTCGGTGAACTCATCCGTGCGACGTGCATAGATGCGCAATACGGATCGTTCATCGGCATAGCCCAAAGCACGGGCTAACTCGCGTGCACTCAAGTACGGCGTACCGTCACGATCAATAATGGAAAGGGATTTGCCGGAAAAACACACGGCAGCAGGTAACTGCGTCATAAAAACGTCTCCTATGTCATTGGAAGAACACAGGAGAGACGTTCTTACGCGCCGCACCTGTGGGTGTCGGGAGGGTAAGAAACCGGACATAGACGGCGGGCAGCTTTCCCCTTGCGGGTCTTGTATCGCTGCCGCCCTCCCGACGTAAAAACGTGCGGGCGTAAAAAAACCGCATGGTTTTCGGATGCGGGTACCGCTATGTACGGAGTTCTTACACTCCTTACCGAAGACGGTACCGCAGCGGTGAATGTGGGTCAAGCTCACGATGCCTCCTTCAGCACATGCGCGGCTTTCTCAGGAGTTAAGAAAAGTTTGTAATTGCTATGGCCAGTGCGCTTGGTGGCGGTGTCATTGATGACGTCAAGTAGATGCGCGTACAGCTTTCTGTCCATCTCCTTGCTCGCAATGACATGCGCTCTAATGCATGTCAAAGCAGCAATGGTGATCTGGTCATCAATGGTGACGGAACGCCCTATGGAGACGCTGCGCCCAATGTTGACTTCATTACCGATGATGCATCGCTTGTTAATGGTTGCATACTCGCCAATGGTGACGCGCCGACCAATGGAAACGGAGCTGCCGATGTCCGCACATTTTCTGATGATGACGAAATCAGCAACGTTTAACTCACTACCAATGTAGCAATGGCTTTCAATCTGGGAGCCTTCGCCAATATTTGCCTGGCTGAAGATGATGGTGTATTCCCCAATGATGTTCCCCTGGCGGAGAAATGATTGCGCACCAATGGATGCCTGTACGCCAATGTGGCAATCAGGGCCGATATAGGAACTTTCTTGGATGGTGGAATATCCTCCAATGGTGCTTCTTGGCCCAACGAAGACGTCTTCATGGATGACGGCATTAGGAAAGACAATGGCGCCTTTGCTGATCGTTGCAGAGGAAGCAATATTGGCCTCAGTAGAAACAATCCCGCCTTGGCTTCCATCCGGATTAATCCAGTGCCGCGCCTTTGCGATCAAGTCATCTGAGAATTTGTATTCAAACGTGTTGTTCATAGGGGGCATTGTCTTTTGATATTGATGGGGCGTTCCATCACGCGGCCTGCTTGATGGCGGTGCGGGATGAAGCGTCGGACAACACCTGTTTCAAGGCATGACAGATCACAGGAAATTCAGCAGCGGCGTACCACTTGACGTCGTATTCGGTACTGACGGGAACAAACCCCAGTGACGCTAATCCATCGGAATTGATCGCTAGCGGGGCAATCCACTCATTGATCTGGCGCAGTCTGATGAGGTCACCGCTGGATGCGGGTGCGGCAGTGGCGCTGCTGGTGGTTGAACTCAATTCCGAGGAGGGATGTGGTGATGGCGGCACGTGGACGGGCACCGCTGCTGCGGTGTTCTGGCGCTCGCGTTGGGCTTGGATGCGTGCCTGTTCCTGCTGCTGATGATCGGCAATGCGGGCAAGGATCAGATTGCGCAGGTCATCGGGTGTTTTGCTGATGCATAGACTCACCCTGTCTGGAAACAGGGAGCGGTAAGCCGCCTCACATGCTTCCATCACGGTGATATTGGCGCGCACCCGTTCCACGTGGGCAGTGATGTTGATCTTCTCGTGAGCCACGGCGGCGCTCACAGCCTCCTGCATGCTGATCATCGACTTCTTGCCTTTGATGGTGTCACCGATCTTTGCAGGCAAATCAGCCGGAATCGGTAGGGCATACTCCTCTAACCTCGCGTTGAGGCTGGCGTAGTAGTCACGCAGGGTCTTCAGGCCGGTGTGGACAATCTCAGTACGGCGGTGATCTTTCTCGGTTTTCACCAAGCGATCCAACTCAAGACGGACGCGGCGGGTTTCTTCGGCGATTTCGTCCAGGGTGCGGAAGACGGCATCGATGTCGGCGGTTTGTCCTAATACCTGTTGTTTGGTGGCGTCTAGGCGCGTCTCGACGCCTTTGCACCATTTCACGGTTTGTTCTGCGTTGGCAAAATCCTCATCGGTGCGCAGGTCACGGTTGATGTTGTGCAATACGGCTAGTGCGCAGGCTTTGAAGTGCGGCAGGTTGGAGGTGGTCACTGTTCCTGTGACTGCAATATGCAATGCCGGTAGTTGCTCTGGTGAACGCCCCAAGGCCGCAGGCGGTGGTGGTGGCTCAGGCTGGTAGGCGGCAATGTCCGCTTGCAGTTGTTGCCATCCGTTGATGATGCGGGTACGTAATTCGGGGTTGGGGGTGTACCAGCAATGACGTTCTTCTATGAGCTGTTCACCGTTCCAGGCCGAGGCCATGAACAGGACACGTTGGGCACCGGACACCATGCTCTGGTGTTCCATCTGTATTTGATAATGTAATGGCAGGTCTTGGCCGGTGCTGCCGTCTGTCATGGCGGCGCGAATCGTGTCATTGAGTTGCTTGTGTTCCCAGACGGTGTCTTCCAGCAAGGTCAAGCCGTCGAAGCTGGCCGAATACATGTCATCGACACCAACACAGGGATACAGGTCATCACCGATGATGCGTTCTGCCAAGGGGCGTGCCAGTTCTTCAACGCGATGCCCCTCAGCAAAACGTTGTAACGTGGCTTGGTCATAGTCAGGGGTGATCCCCGTGGCGCGTTCCCGTATCAGTTCGGCACGGCTTTTATAGGGGCTGCATCCCATCATGGCCGGTGCGTCGCTGGCATTGAGATACTTGGCGCGGTGGGTGTGCCATTGCGGGGTGCCTTGGGTCAGTTCAATGATGTTCATGTGTTTTCTTCCGTGTCAGTGGTGTTGCTTTCCTGTGGGGTGTTGTCTGTAGGCACAGGCTCAGCACTGGTGTCTTCTGCGCAGGCGCGAATGGCGGTGAGTTGCTCTAGGCTTAATTGGCCTTTGCCTTTGCTATGCAGCATCGTGATGATGCGATCTGCCGTGGTTTTTCCTGATTCAATCAGGTCACACCATTTTGGAAAATTCTTTTCAAATTCTTCTTGTGGGTAAGGGCCGCTGATGTCTCTGATGTCTTTGTTAACGGGGATGGGGGCAACATGGATCGTTTCGCCCTCAATCGTGTGTCGTCCGGCATCCATTTCCTCAGCCGTCGGTTGAGCGCCCACGGCTTCTGGGAATGCCTTACGTAATGCCAAGGCTTCAGCGCATTTCTCCAACTGCCCAAAGGGGCGTTTTTGCCACATGCTGTTAGGGGCGGGGCTGTCTTTTCTTGCGGTGGCATAGGCTTCCAGCCAATACACGGTTGCGGCAAACCGGACGCGTTCACCAGCAACCATGCGGTACACCGCAATGCGGCACCATGACGGATAGCGTATCTGCACGCCGCCCAGTGTTTCGCAGACGGTGTCTCCAAACACGGCTTCATCTTGTCCGGCGTATTCGCCGGTGCGGTGTGCCTTGGTTCGATACAGTTCGATCCCGGGCATGATCACATCGCGCATGCCTGCCGATGACATAACGCGCCCATCGACTTTCTTTTCTGGAATCCACATCGGCACGATGTGAACGGGTTTTGTCATCGGGTCTAAATCAGCCGCTTGGCAATAGGCCAACACCATATCGACAGAGGTATCTGAAGCCCCAGGATAAAGACTGGTTTTCAATGCGGTACGGATCGACTGCCGGTATTCGGCTGTCATAGGCATGGCATTGTTTGGTTTGATGACAGACAGGGAGTTCATGGCAGCTTCGCTCTGTTAAAGGGATGCGGAGAATGTGCCAATGGTCAGCGTGGCGTGTCCTTCAAGCGCACGAAACAACACGCTTTTAAAATCTTGGGCGATCGCTTCCTGCTGTGCTTGGCGCTGTATGAGGCGCAGTGTGATGAGTGGCTTTTCTTTTTCTTCGTCGGTAAATACGGACAGCCGTAGCAGGAATCTGCGTTCCGGTAATCCAAGATACGGCTGGGTCCTGAAGGTGAAACCAATCGGTAAGCCAATAGCTGATTTGGCTTCGATATCATCGAACTTGGAGCGTGATGTATTGAATTCGCCCTGAGTTGATTCTGACTCTGAGGTTTTCTTGATAGTTAATTTGCGAATCGCGTTAATCGCGGTCGTCAGCGGTAGTTCATCAAGGCTTTCTTGTGATGTGGCCGACAGCAGCGGTGCCCAATCTTCCAGGAAATCAATCAACTTCCGCTGATTGAGTGTTTTACCGTCAATATCCAGCAGTGCTTTGTAAGCTGCTGTGGCGTTAAGTGTGAGCGTGGCTGTCCAGTCGCCATGACCGGGTGATTCTGTTGTACCGAGATTGAAAAATATCTTGGCACTGAGATTTTCTGCATTAATAAAACCTTCGCCATTTCCTTTTGTCTTGATGTACTGCACGAAGTCGGTAATAGATTGGGTTTTCATTTCTCCACGGAAACGCGAGCGTAATGTGTAGAAAGATTCGAGATTTCTGATGTCATAGTTATCTGGAATCGCTACCGCGATATCCTGTAATGCAGGCGGTAAACGGAATTTATTAGCATCAATGGCGGTTTGTTGAATATGTTCTATGGCTGTTTTGTCCATGAATCAGCTCCTTTTTTCAGTTTATTTAATGGGTGATGACTAGTTTTTTTCAGCGAACAATTGCTGTTGTGTCTCTGGGATGAGCGTTAATTTGCCGCGTGCCCCGACATACATTGGCGTGCTGGTGGTGTCTTCCTCTATGACTTTGCCGCGTTCCTTGGGTTCAACGTATTTCAAGGTGTGATCGATCATGACTTGCGAGGATTCGCCAATGGGCTTAATTTTTAAGCTGAGCGTGACCTCACCTTGTTTGCGGGTGTAGCTGATGGCCAACGCCACATCACTCAGCGCTTTTGCAAATTTTTGGGCGAGCACTCCGCCATCTGCGACTTCAAATAGGTGTTCGAGGTCTGTTAACGATGTTCTTTCTGTAGTGATAGACATGGTGTCCTCCAGCAATGGTGTTAGTGCTTGATCAGGGTTGAAGAAAGCGTTTTAGCGGCTTCGTAGTGCGCGCGGCGAACGCGGTAATTGGCGATGCGTAGTGCATTGGGCATTGCTCGGGTATCGCGCAAAATGCAGCTGGCTAACCCAGGGTGCGCGTAGTCATTGCAACGTGCAGCGTGTTGTTCTTTCGGTGTGCGATAGCGGTTCATCGGTGGGTTTCCTGCTTGATAGTCAGGGCATCGGATCCATCGTGGGTGTTACGATTTCGACATCCTTCCCGGAGTTAATCCGCTTGAGCACCTCCGTCAGATCGCTGAGGCTTACTGGACGACTGAGCCGATATCGCAAGTCGAGATAGTCACGGAGGGGGCCGTTCACGTCGTCGGCAGACGCGAGAAATAAATGAGGCGCACACTTCCTGCAATGTACAGGGGTGCCGTAGATGTCTACCCTATTATGATGATTGCAATAACCCATACAGAAATTGCGATTGTGATCCAGGTGTGACATAGGAATTCCTTTACCGAAAAATCTCGGGGGTTTTTGTGTCAAATCACGCCGCACGTGGCGGGCTGGGATGCGTGTTGTTTCGCATTTATTTGCGGTGGATGGCTGTGACGGCAATAACGGCTGGGAACCCAAAGCGCCGGTAGGCGTCAGACTTGGCCTCAACAGTTTTCTGAAACAGGCCGGTGTAGGTGTACACACCCTGCTTGGTGCGTGCGGTGATGGTGCAAGGAATCATGCGTATTCCTCCTGCATGACATCGCCCCACATCGCGTGAAAGCATTCTGATTCGTGGCGCATTTCTTCCTTGACGTCCTGCTCAGCAAGGATGCGCAGTTGTTCCATGCGTGCGAGTCCTTGCACTTCGGCCAGTGCGTAAAGACGGGCTAATACATCGCTGTCGCTTAACTGATCCGAAGGCAGGGCATGTAAATCCGCTAAAACGATTTCCATCTCTTTGTAATGGGCCTCCGATAACGTACCGTCCACCCATTCATCGGCTTCTTCGATTTTTTCTGGGTCGCTTAAATAGTCTTGAACGCGAGCATTAACCCGTTCTGCGAAATACTCTTTAGCATCGTCTTGCGGTGGTTGTAGGCGTGGGTCGCTATAACTGCTGTAGCCAATGCCAGTCATGACTCACCTGCCTTTGGTGTAGCAGTGGCGTCAGTACGCACCGGCCCGCGCACAGCGATAACCGAAAATTTGTCATCTGTATCCTCTGTAGACAGACAACCCATTCCGCCAACCCATGCGCTCCCTATCCTTGTGTTTTCACTCGGGGTGCAGGTCCATGCCGCAATGCCTCGTGTTACGGCCAGTAGCTCTTCGTCCGTAGGACGACGCCAATCGTCGTAACCACCAATGCGTGAGTTACGACAAACCTCTTCCGCTTCGTAGTAATCAAACTCCCCAAGAGTTTCTGCCGTCCATTGCATACAGGTGCGCTCATCTTGCGTGATGATGTGCTTACCGGTTTCGTCTCTGATTTGGGTATATCTCCCCCATTCCAGGGCGAAGATTGTGTTGGGGTATATGGTGCTCATGCGGCCACCCCCATGCTTTCAGCGGCAGCTTCAGTGGCTTCGTATGCAGCAAGGTCGGCGGCATAAAAAGCATCACGAATAGCATTAATAACAATATTGGTATCACGCGCTTTTTCGTCTTTAACGGCGTAGTACGCCGCAAAGGCAGCACTGGCTTTTTCTCTAGCGGCTATGTACGCAGCATGTGATTCTGTTATAGCCGCTCCGGATTCACTACGAACCTCATCAAACGCTTCTTCTTCGGCGGCTTCGTAGGAGGCCCAAGCGGCACGCGCAACAGCCATAGCAGCACCAAACGCTTCTTGTTTTTTATCAGCGTCGTATAAAGCAAAAGCAGCATCACGCGCTCCTTCTTCAGCGGCTTCGCGTGCCTCATACGCGTCCCTAGCAGCGTCTTCGCAGTCATATAAAGCATCACGCACTTCTTTTCTAGCGGCTTCGCATACAGCCCAAGCAGCAGCAATCTCTTTTTTAGTTTCTGATACGGGTGGGCGGGCCTGGGGCTGGGCTTGCTCGCTAACGTTTAATGTCATTTCGATATCTCCTGGCCCCTGCCGCTGGTTACGGGTGTCGTGGGGCGATGGAGATAAATTACCCATGGGTATAAATAATGTCAATACCCATAGGTAAAAATATTTGCCATTCGGAAAGATTCTGTCTGATTTGGTGGCATAACGACAGGTAATGATGCTCCGTGAGTAGACTCAGCATGTAGGTGACCAGGCGGATGTAGAGATCAAGTGAAACTTGCATTGTCTTGAGATCTCCCATGATGCAAATGGCATTACTTTTGGGTAAGTTCTGCATCAAGAAAAAATAGAATTGTTTAGCTGATTGATTACCCTCAAAGGGTTGATATTTCTTGGATTTTGCGCGAATTAAAATGGCGTTCTATGATGCAGATACATTGAAGGGGTAAAAATCATGCTGACAGATCATGAGAAAGCTGAACGCCGTGCTGTGGTGCAAAGCGCACTCGCAAGCCAACGCATTGAGGGGTTAGAGCCGGATGCGCAGGCCGTGGTTGATGCTGAATGCTGGGCGCGTGGTGAAATGACTATCGCTGCCGCCGTGGACCAGTACAAAGCGCGTGTTCGGCTCCAGATTGCATGAAATACGCAGGGGATCGTGGTGATCCTTACCTGGACAGCGAAACAGGTGTTCTTCGTAATCTCCTTGGAATCAGGGATCAGGGGGGGCTCGATAAAATAGAGTCCACCCTTTCTTTTTTGCGAACCAGCGAATTGCGTGAGCGACCCGTAAAAGGCAAATTTGATCTAGCGCATTTACAGGAAATCCATAATCGTCTTTTCCAGGATGTGTACGACTGGGCGGGTCAAATCCGTCAAGTTGAAATCTCGAAAGGCAACACGATGTTTGCCCAGCAGATTGCGATTCAGAGTGCGGCGCAGCAGATCTTTGGGCAGCTTGCTAAAGAGCGATTTTTGTGTGGCCTTGATGCTGAAGAATTCAGCAAACGGGCAGGTGATTATCTTGGTGAAATTAATGTGCTTCACCCATTCCGCGAGGGAAATGGCAGGACGCAACGGGAATTCATCGCGCAATTGGCTCAGCGTGCAGGTTACCGGATCGACTGGGGCGTGGTCAGCCAGGCGGATATGATTAAAGCGTCAATCGACGCTTACAACGGGGATTCAAGTGGATTGGCTAGTATCATCCGCGAAGGAATATCTGATCAGCTTTTTAAAGATAATGAGTAATCCACGAATACTGGAAACAATTCATCTCTTTGAAGAACTGGCAAGGGACATCAAGAAACTCTTTCTAAGTGCTGAATGAGATAAACGCGCCCACCAATAATTGTATTTTCATCGGCAACGAAGTCAGGATAAAGATCTTTATCCATGCTGGTAATGTAGATGTATCCGTTTCTATCCTGTAATGCTTTTATTTGTTGTCCGTTACCTGTATTGACCAAATAAAGCCCATCCCCAACAAACGTATTGCAACCAGTATCAACGAGCACAGTTTCACCTGGGAGAATCTTTGGCGACATTGAATTACCGGTTCCGGTAATCAGCTTGAGTCGGCCTGGTGGTGGTAAGAATCCAATGAGTGAGCGGATGTAATTTGGTGGGAACTCAACAGAGTTTATAACTTCAGGTAAATCCTCATTGATACGACCTGGTCCCATATGCGCCTCTGCTTCAATATGCTGAACACGAACATAGTTAGTATCCTCCCGATTATCTAATGCCCTTGACATGGTAGCAATTTCCTTGAATGCATCTGGATACGCTCTAACCAGAAGCTCAAACATATCTTCACCGATTCGCTTGCGACCAGCTTTCTTTGGCGGATAAAGCATCCGCGACACGTAACTGGAATCTTTACCTATCTTCGCGGCAATCATCGCTTTACCGCCATAGCCAAGCTTGTCAGATAGAGCTTTAAGCGCTAATCGGCGCATTTCGTATTTATCCATGTTGCTATTCGACAATTTCGTTACCTTTAAGTAAATTGTCTATGGGTATTGAATTGGGTAATTACCCTAGGGTATATTCACGTCATGGAAACCCTGCGTACTTACCTCACAACACTCAGCCCAACCGAACAGGCGCACTACGCTCGTAAAGCGAATACCACCATTGGTTACCTGCGAAAGGCTCTCTGCAAGGGACAGCGATTTGATGGTGCACTGGCGCGACGCCTTGATGAAGCCAGTGGTGGCCGTGTTTCTCGTTACGATCTTCGCCCAGACATCTTCGGCGCTCCCCCCACAGCCCACAGGCAGGAGGTGTCCGATGCGGCGTGAGAAAGGCACTTTTTTTACTTCGCTGTGGGGTGCTTCTTTACGTACCCTTTTATCCATTTGTGGAGGACGATCATCCAAGCCCGCCTTGCCACTTTTCTGTAAACGACCGCCACGGTCACAAGTGAAAGCCCGGAAAGACTTATTGCTTGAATTAGATTTGAGTCGAGGATTCGCAGGCAAGCCGATGCGATGGATGTTGGGGAAATCTGAAAAACCCAAAGCAACGTCAACGCACACATCCACAAAGCAAGATGAAACATGACGAATATGAAGACTATCGCTAATCGCCCTAAGCGCATGGCCATGTACAAGGCCAACTTCGAGTCGTATAGCTCCTCTAATTCGCTCATGCCGATCTCCGGTAGTGATTTGGTTGCTTGGAAACACCAATTCTACTGGCAGATCGGCTCCAACCCGATTTTGATGCGCTGTATTCGATCTTTTCAATGACATTGAATAACCCTTGGTAATGAATCTATGTACGCCGATCCAACTCACATTCGTAGTCACCCGGTGAAGGTGCGTTTTAACGATGCCGAACGCGATTTGATCAATGCGTTGGCTCAGTACAACGGGATGCAACCGGCGGAGTTAGTTCGTGCACTGGCGTTATCGGTAGCAACTGCTGCGATAAAGAATGATAAGCGGCAAGCAGACGCGGCTTGAAGTGCCTAACCAGGCCCTTTGGAGGCCCTGTGAAAATTAATCTAAGCCCTGCTGATCGAAAAATGTTTGAGCAATACACAAAAATCTATGGACTGGCTTGCGTTGATGAAGCGGTAGAACACGCTGCAAAACAAGCACTAAAGGACGCTTATCTGCTACGGGCCAAGAATGGGCATTCGCCTCTTGAAGAAGGCGTGGTGATTTATTTGAAGGGACTTAAAAAGCCCTTAAGGAATCAAGAATGAAAGCAAGCGGTGACAGCGTGAGCTTGACCACTGCCCACCGCTGCGGTACCGTCGCCGGTAAGGAGCTTAAGAACTCCGAACTCAGCGGTACCCGCATCCGAAAACCATGCGGTTTTTTTACGCCCGCACGTTTTACGTCGGGAGGGCGGCAGCCATACAACACCCGCAAGGGGAAAGCTGCCCGCCGTCTAGGCTCGGTTCTTAACCTCCCGACACCCACAGGTGCGGCGCGTAAGAACGTCTCCCTGTGTTCTTCTCACAGCCTAGGAGACGTTCTATGACGCAGTTACCTTCTGCCGTGTGTTTTTCCGGCCAATCCCTTTCCATCATTGACCGTGACGGTACGCCGTACTTGACGGCTGCCGATCTGGCACGAGCGCTTGGTTACGCCGATGAGCGCGCGGTTTCCCGTATCTATAACCGTCATTCCGAAGAGTTCACCGTCGAGATGAGCTTGGTGGTCAATTTGACCACCAAGGGGTTCGGAAGTGGCAACTCAGAAAAACCTGTCCGTATCTTCAGCCCCCGCGGCTGCCACCTGGTGGCGATGTTCGCCCGTACTTCAGTCGCCGCCGCGTTTCGTCGCTGGGTGCTGGATGTGCTGGAAGTCCTTCCCTCGATCCGCAAGACGGGGAGCTATACCGCTACCGGAGCGCTCGTGAATGACGATGTGCTCTACAACATCTGGTTTCTGTGCTGCCACTTTAAAGGACTGTACGAAATGTCTTTTGAAAACAAGATTCCGCAAGCATTGTCTTGTCTTGGAGCCAGGAAAATGGGCGGAAGGCTTTACACCCATTTAGTGGATGGCATGGATGGAGGTGTTCTCAGAATAGAAAAAGCCCTCGGCCCACACATGGAACAGGCCGCCCAAAAGGTCATGGGCAATGCAAGGAGACATATCCAATGAACAACAACAGCAACGAACCAGGAGCTGGTATGAATGCAATGACACCTTTCCAGTTTGAATCTCATGCCGTGCGCACCGTGGTCGATGATCACGGCGAAGTGTGGTTTGTCGGCACAGACGTTGCTACGGTATTAGGCTACGCCAATCCCCATAAAGCGTTGGATGCCCACTGCAAGGGGTGTGCGAAACGCACACCCCTTCAGACACCAGGCGGGATTCAAGAAATCCGGATCATCTCCGAGCCTGACATGCTCCGCTTGATTGTGAGCAGCAAACTCCCTGCCGCAGAGCGGTTCGAGCGTTGGGTGTTTGAGGAAGTTCTGCCCACCCTGCGCAAGACAGGCACCTACTCCACACCAGGAGCACTGCCCACCTTGCCTGGGCCGACACAGGATCGCGTTGCCGCACTCCTGTTAATCGGCCAATTCGTTTCCAAAGTGACTGGCGTAAAACCAGGAATTGCTGCCGCCGCGACATTGGCCTGTATCAAAAGCAATACGAATTTAACGACCGAAGAGATACGCCGCGCATTGCCTGCGTTGCAGGAACCGCTTTGCCTGCTCAACGCCACGCAACTAGGCAAGCGGCTGCATTGCTCGGCCAAGGCGGTGAACCAATTATTAGCCTCCAGAGGCTTTCAGTTCCGTAATGAACGCGACGAATGGGAATTAACCGAAGCCGGTCGCGTGTGGTGTGAAGCCATTCCGTACTCGCGCAACGGGCACAGCAGTTATCAACTCTTGTGGAATCCAGACGTCATCGCGTGTCTGAGGGAGGCGGCATGAATTATTACGAACGCCACATTGGCGATTACGCCCGTGACACGGGGTACCTCTCGGTGCTCGAACATGGCATTTACTGCCTGCTGTTAGATCGCTACTACGCCACAGAACAACCGATTCCGGCTAACAAGGCGCACCGCATCGCGCGTGCCCATAGCAAAAAAGAGAAAAGCGCTGTTGATGTGGTGCTTGATGAATTCTTCTTATTGCAAGAGGACGGCTGGCATAACAAGCGATGTGATGAGGAAATCGCTCGCTTTCATGCAAGGGCAGCAGCACAGCAGGAGAACGGCAAAAAGGGAGGGCGGCCTAGAAATTCTGCTCATCATGATAGCCAGACACAAACCCAACAGAAACCCGCTGACTTTGATTTAGATAACCCAAATGAAACCCAATCAAAAGCCAACACAAACCCAAATGAAACCCAGATAGAACCCAATCAAAAGCCCACCAGACACCAGACTCCAGATCCCATTATCTCTTCCTCACTGTGTTCGGAAGAGAGTTTGGTATTCGCCGAGGACGGCAACGCCACCGGCAGCACGGGAAAACCCAAGCGCTCGCCTCACGGCTCACGCCTGCCCGATGACTGGGTACCCAGTGAGGTTGATGTGTTGTACGCCACCCAGCAGGGTGTGGATGGACGCTACGAAGCCGAGAAATTCCGCGATTACTGGCGCAGCGTGGCCGGAGCCAAGGGGCGTAAACAGGATTGGGAGGCCACTTGGCGTAACTGGATTCGCCGCGCTGCCGAAGACAAAACCAGCTCCATGAAGCACGGATATCAACGCCATGAATACAATTCAAGACCTATGCGACTCGGCCTTGCAGATCAAGCCCGCGCCTTCCATAGACAATTTGACCTGCGTGACGGATCGCTCCAGTAACACCGCTTCCCTTGCGCAAGCCACGGTGATCCCGTTCCCCTGGCTGCGCCGCTTATGGGAGCGGATGACTGCGTTCTATGGCCACGCCTGGGTGAATGTTCATGGTCAGTCGGCCCAAGACGAAGAAGGCGCCCTGACCGTGGCTGGTGAAACCTGGCAGAAGGCGCTGGTTGGGCTGGAGGCGTCTCAGTTTGCGGACGGGTTGGCGGCGTGCATTGCTGAAGGCGGCGAGTTTCCGCCCAGTGCGCCGCGGTTCCGTAGCATGTGTTTAGGCGTCCCATCCCTGGCGGCGGTACGGAGTCACTTCACCGCAGGCACCACGCAACGCAATACGCCGTTTGTAGCCAAATGCTGGGAGTTCATCGACTCATGGAGCTATTGCCAGTCCAGCCGTGCTGAGGCTGATCGGATGCTGCGTGAGGCCTACGAGCAAGCGCGAGACTTTGTCATGCGTGGCGGCGTCCTGCCAGAGGTGCCTGTTGCCCTGATTGAGGCGCAACAGCCCGCAGCGCCCCAACCGGCCTCCCCTGACGTGGCTCACGCAGCGCTGGAGGAAATTAGCAGCATGTTTCATCACCCTGAGCTGGCCGCCCGTGAGGAAAAGCTCATGGCCGAATTCCACATCAGCCGGAATCAGGCGCATGAGCTGATTGAATCGGGGGTGGTATGAGCAAGGCGATGCCTATGGCTGCCTGCGCCATGGCAGGAGTGAAGCAGATGCAATCTTTAACATTGCCGTGGCCCTCCAAGGACCTGTCACCGAACGCACGGGTGCATTGGACACGGCGCAGCAAAGCCGTAAAACAGGCCAGAGGCTACGCCGAGGTGATGGCACGGCGTGCCGGATGGAGTGGCCTGTCACTGCCTGTTGAGGGGCGTCTGGATTTATGGATTAGCTTCTATCCGCCCACACGCTGTCTGCCTGACGATGACAACATGCTGGCGCGGTTTAAGCCGTACCGGGATGGCATTGCCGATGCCCTGGGCATTGATGACCGGCGTTTTGTATCGCATCCGTTGATTGAGGATGAGGTACGCCACGCCGGACAGGTGGTCATCACCATCACGGGCATCACGCAGCAAGCAAGCAACGGAGGGCCACGCCTGCACGCCCATCCTGCATTCTGATCCTCCCCATCCGTGGTGATGGCCGTGTGACCAACGTTTATTCAGGTGATGCCTACCTGAGCGCTATGAAGCGCCTGGTGACTGCTTCTGGTCACCGCTTTTGACGTAAAACCCACAGGACATCCGCCATGACTGATCCGCGACGCTTACTGGCTCGTTTGAACCCGAGCACGATCCGCTACGACACGCTACCTGGTGGAGTGCCTGAGTTGACAGCGCAAGACATTGCCCATGCCCTGGGGCTGGTGCCTGCGGGGTTGGGGCGTGAGGTACTGCAAGCGTGCTGGTGGCCGGATGGCGCAGCGTTGCGCCGTAGCCCCTTGCGCGATGCGGCGGTGGCCTTGGTGGTGCCGGAGATTCGACGGCAGCAGCAGCGCTTGCTGGAAGCGCGTACCGATGTGGGCATTGTCAAAGCGTGCATGGGGTGGACCCGAGTAACGACAAGCACACAGCAGGCGGCGCTCAGGCGTGCGCAGGAGCGGCTGGACAAGCTCAAAGCCCACCTGTGGCCGCAGGCGACGTTGGAGATGTTACCGGTACTGGTTGCGGCGGTGGGGGGTGAGCTGTCCACGCCGCAGTTATGCCCCTGCTGTCATGGTCGGGGGGAACGGCGTGTAGGGGCGTTGGTGAAGGTGTGCACGGCGTGCGGGGGCAGCGGTGCGGTTCCCGCCAGTGACCGCAAGCGTGCCGCTGCCCTTGGCCGGGACGAATCCACCTACCGCACGACATGGCGCGGCCTGTATGAGTGGCTGTTGGAGCGGATGGGTGTTGCGGAACGACAGGCGGCGACGCAGTTGCAAGAGGCATTGCACAGAAATGCCGCGTGATGGCTAACGCTGTACTTACCCTCACTTTCCATCCTGGCATTTGCATGATCTTGCAAAGGCAACCATCGAACGTATGAGTCAGGCGCTTTCCCGAGATGAGTTGTTAGGTGCAGTGTTAGTTAAATTAACTTAATTGTTTATATAAAAAAGCCTGGTAACATCAATTTATTATTTATACAATAATTTAAATGAACTACGAATTCGATTCTGCTAAAAGCAAAAGCAATCTTGACAAGCATGGATTGTCGCTCGCTGATGCCGATGGTTTTGAGTGGGAAACCGCCGTGGTTCGTGAAGACACACGTAAACAGTATGCAGAACCCCGTTTTGAAGCAAAGGGGTATATCGGCAACCGTCTGCATGTGATGGTGTTTTGCCTTCGTGGTGATGCTGTACGGGTCATCAGTCTGCGTAAGGCCAACTCAAGAGAGGTGAGAAGCTATGCCGACACTTAAACAGGGGACGATGATCCCCACTCACGACGAAACAGAGGTAATTAATGCGGGCATCGCCGCTGATGTAGATGCGCGTGAACTCGATAGCCAATGGCATAAGGGGGCCAAGCTTGCCTGCGAAGCATTCTCCCCTGAGATATACACTGCTTTGGTCGCCATGAAGCGCCCCCGAGGTCGCCCGAAGGCAGACCAAACCAAGGTGTTCACTGCCATTCGCCTGGATGCTGATCTGCTGGAAGCCTTCAAGGCCACAGGCAAGGGTTGGCAAACTCGTGTGAATGCGGCCTTGCGTCAGTTCATCGCCGAGCATCCGCTCAACCGATAAGTATCTGTAGCGATGCAACTACCCTGAGTCGTCGCGTAGTGTTGCATTGATACTGCAACACTTCCCCCCCTAATCTACGCGCCTGAGTGGTGCTATGTCCTCATCGAATGATTTACTCGCGCCCTGCCCACCTCAGCAGGGCTTTTTTTTATTCAAAGCCAGCGACCGCCTTCGGGCGGTTTTTTGCGTACTGGAGTCCCCCCATGCAGACCATTGGTGAAGAAGGCATTGCACTCATCAAGTTTTTTGAGGGTTGTAAGCTGAGTCCGTACACCTGTCCTGGTGGTGTGTTGACGATTGGCTATGGTGAGACGGGCAAGCACGTCGTACCAGGGTTGCGGCTTACCAATGAGCAGGAAGCAGATGCGCGGTTACGTGCACGCTTAGCGAAAGAATTTGAGCCGGCGGTACGGCGACATGTGAAGGTGACTTTGGCGCAACATCAATTTGATGCGCTGGTGTCGCTGAGCTTCAACATTGGTGTGGGCGCGTTTCACCGCTCGACGCTGTTACGCAAGCTTAATGCCGGTGATGTGGCTGGTGCGGCGGAGCAGTTTCATGTGTGGAAATGGGCGGGCGGTCGTGTGCAGTCTGGTTTAGTTCGGCGTCGAAAAGCCGAACGTTGGCTATTTGAAGGTAAAGATTGGCAGGCCGCATTAGCAGCCGAGCATGCGGCGGTGAAGAAGGCATCACGTGATTGATATTGCGGCGCTGCCTACCTGGTGGAAGGAGGCGTTTTATGTGTGCTTGGCGATGGCCACGGGGACGCTGAGTTATTTAATGCGTGCACTGGACGCTAAGGAGAGGCTGGCGGTTTCCCGCGTGTTGATTGAGGCGGGGATTGCGGGGTTTGTTGGTTTATTTGTGATGTGTGTGTGTGAATGGTTGGAGATGAGCCAAGCGTTCACGGTGGCGGCGGTGATTGCCTCCGGTTTAATTGATACACCACAGACCTTAGAGCTGATTCAGAACGTGATTGTGCCCAAGCTCGGCACGGGGAGAAGGAACACAGATGATCGTTAATACACTGCGCCGTGTGGGGCGAGGTTTGCCCAGTGTGCGGCTGTTGGTTGAGTACATGATGATTGGTGCGTTGGTGGCGTTGGTGGCGCATGCAGTGCTGGCCTGGTCCGAGCGCAGTCAATTAGCGCAACGTGCGGCGCAGCTGGAAGGCCAGTTAGCGACGGTGGAAAGCACGTTGGATGCGCAGGTTGCGATGAATCGCGATCAAGATGCGGCGATTGCGCGGCTACGTGCGTTACGGGAGATCGACAGGCAGGCGATTGCGGGGCTGCATACGGATTTGAATCGGATCACGGTGCGCGATCGTGTGTTACGGCAGCGCATTACGCATTTGGAGCAACACAGCGATGAGGCGAAAGCTTTTTTGGATATGGATGTGCCTGACGTGCTTGGGTGCTTGCTCGACGGGGGTTCCTGTCAAGCCAGTTATCGTCACGCAGACCCGCGTTGAGGTAATCACCCCGCCGCAGGGGTTGTTGCAGCCGTGTGAGGAGCCGCCATTGCCGCGTGTAGAGACCGTCCGCGACTTACTGAGCCAGACGCTGGCATGGCGTTTGGCGTATGAGCAGTGTGCGGCGCAAGTGCGCTGTGTTGCGGCATGGGGACAGGCGGCCAGCGTCGGGCAGCTGTGGTCCGCAGATGGCTGTGGTGAAGAGGCCGAATGAGGCCAGTTTTTTTAGTTTTTTTCGTCTATTAAAAGAAGGGCGATGAAACGAAAAAAACGCGGATGTTTTATTTCTCCTAAAGAGATCGTTGATGGCAGAGACGGGAAGAAAGTCACATGTGCCAACGGATAAGAGTCGCTTGCTGGCGAAACAATTGACGTCGTTTGGCATACCGCATGCGGAGATTGCCTTGTTGATGCAAATCAGTGCGCCGACGCTGCGCAAGCACTACCGCGTGGAGTTAGATACTGGGCATATCCAAGCCAATGCAAAGGTGGCTAAAAGTTTGTTCCGGTTAGCCACGCATAGCACCAATCCGAATATTACAGCCATCATCTTTTGGCTGAGGACGCGAGCTGGCTGGAAAGACACGCAACGCGTTGAGGTGTCCGGTCGCGATGGGGAGGCGATTGAACAGAAGGTTGGATTGGCGTTAGTCGATGAAAAATAAATCGCCTCGGCCCTCAAGCGGCTTGAGGCTGAGTACTGAACAGGCCATTGATCAAGCGGTGATCAAGGCTAGGTGCGAAGCAGATCATTTATTTTTCACGCGGTATTTTTTCAAACAGCGTCAGCAACTGCGGTTTAGGGTGAATTGGCACCATCAGGTGATTGCTGGGGTGGTGGATGATGTGATTGCAGGGCGGCGCAAGGATGTGGTGATTAACGTGCCTCCTGGGTCGTCGAAAACGGAGCTTGTGGCGATTAATTTGATGGCGCGTGGGTTGGCGCTGAATCCGTATGCGCGGTTTTTGCATATTAGTTATTCGGATGATTTGGCGCTGCTGAATTCAGAGACGGCGCGGGAGATTGTGCAGTCTGATGAGTATCGTGCGTTGTGGCCGTTGGAGATTGCCGATGATGCCAAGTCCAAGAAGCGTTGGAATGTGGTGGTGGATGGCAAGAAAGCCGGTGGGGTGTATGCGGTGAGTCTGGGGGGACAGGTGACGGGGTTTCGTGCCGGACACATGGCCCCGGGATGGCAGGGGGCGATCATTATTGATGATCCGCTGAAGGTGGAAGATGCCTACAGCAAGACCGGACGCAGTAAGGCCAACCGTAAGCTGGTGTCCACGGTGAAGAGTCGTAAAGCCAGTCCGGACACACCAATTATTGTGATCATGCAACGGTTGGCGCAGGACGATCCGACGGGGTTCATCCAGTCTGGGGGATTCCCGGGGGCGTGGGAGTGTATTGAGATTCCTGCATTGATTGATGATGCCTACGTGTCCGGTTTGCCGGAGCAGGTGCAAGGGCAGGTGGTGCGTGATGTGCAGGACCAGGACGGACGCTACAGCTACTGGCCGTACAAAGAACCGTTAGCCGAGTTGCTGGCGTTGGAAGCCACGGATCGTTATGTGTTCAGTGGTCAATATCAGCAGCGGCCCAGTCCGCTGGGCGGTGGGATCATCAAAGGGGATCAATTTGGGCGCTATACGGTGCTGCCGCGCATTCTCTCGCGCACGGTGTATGGCGATACGGCGCAGAAGACGGCTGAGCGCAATGATTACAGCGTCTTCCAACTGTGGGGGTTGGGAGAGGACAAGCGTCTGTATCTGTTGGACATGATTCGCGGCAAGTGGGAAGCGCCGGAACTCAAGCGGCGGGCGATTGATTTTTGGAATGCGCATCGCGCCTACGACCATAAGGTTTCAGCGCCGATCCGTCAGATGAAGATTGAGGACAAATCTAGCGGCACGGGCTTAATTCAGGACATCGCCAGAGGTGGGGCTGGTCAGGGGCGTATTCCAGTCACGGGCATTGCACGTGTCACCGACAAGCTCACGCGGGTGATGGATGTGGTGTCCTACATCGATGCGGGATGGGTGGTGATTCCAGAGCAGGCGGGGTGGGTGAAGGATTTTGTGGCTGAGTGTGAAGCGTTCAGCGCCGATGGCACGCATGCGCACGATGATCAGATTGATCCGATGGTGGATGCGATTAATGATCTGCTGGCCAATCCGGCAAGTGATTGGAGTCGCTGGGTGTGAGTGGCCGCAATCGCAACAAGCGCGCCGCGCGGGCCAGATCCGGTGCGGCGCCTCAGCATGTCGTGGACACCTTGCAGAACCTGGTGGCCGGATTGGGCGATCAGCGCGACAAGATGAGCTATGGGCGGTACCTGCTGCCCCGGGTGATTGATCGTGTCGAACTGGAGGCGATGTACCGGACCAATTGGCTGGCGCGCAAGGTGGTGGATATTCCGGCCACGAAGATA